GAAAATAGAGTAATAGACAAAGCCTCAAGAAATGTAAGATCGTTCTTACTTCCATCTTTAGCTAGTCCTTTAAAGTTAAATGACGACGGTACAATGAGAGAAGATACCGTTGCATACTTTAAATCACTATGCAATAGAGCTATAGAGGTAAATATTGGCTTTACAACATCATTATAAATATTAAATATATAAAACAATGGCAGTACCAATTACACCCCTTATAAACGGCAAATCTTACGAGTATGCTGATATAACGTTAATGGTTTTGGGAGTTCCAATTATAGGGATAACCGCAATCGACTACGGAGATGAACAAGAAATGGAAAACAACTATGGAGCTGGATCAAATGTAGTTTCAAGAGGTTATGGAAAAGTTGTCCCAACCGCTAAAATTACATTAATGATGGAAGAGGTTGAGAATATTATGGCAGCAGTTCCAAACGGTCGCCTTCAATCAATTCCTGAGTTTGACATCCCAGTTGTTTATTTGGATGAGTCTTTAGTTACTCGAAGCCATACAATAAAAAATGTAAGGTTTAAGAATAATAAGAGGGTATCAAATCAAGGTGAGCAATCTATTTCTGTTGAATTAGATTTATTGCCATCACATATTGACTGGAATGCATAATTTTTAGTATATTTGTTGAGAAACAAAATATATAAAATATGAGCAAAAAGGATGAAAAACTAGCAGAATTAGAAGCATTGCACGGTAAATGTTACCCAGTAGCTGTTTACTTAGATGTTGATGATAGTTCAAAAGTTGCAAACGTTTACTTGAAGAAGTTAGACAGAAGAACTTACACAATTGTTAACAAGCTATTAAAAGGTGATGATGCTCTAAAAGCTGTTGAGGCTTGTTTTAAGGCTCTTTATGTTGGCGGTGATGATTTAAGTTTAATAACTGAAAGCTTTGATGCTCTAATGAGTGCAGAGTCAGCGGTTGTTGATTTAATAAATAGAAAACCAGCAGAGTTAAAAAAAAACTAGAACAAGCAAGGTTTAAATTAGAAGCGGAGCATCCAGTATCTACTAATACTGCAATGCTCCGTTTTTATTATCCGCAAGTTGATATTGAAGGTCTAAGTGATGATGATTGGTGTAGAATGGTATCAGAAATGGATTACGTTCTAAAGCATAACGGAACACTATTTAATAAAGAAAATGGCTGATTTAAAGTATAGGTTAACGTTAAACGACATGATGTCCCGAAGGCTAACGGGGGCAATATCTAAGACTAAAAAATTAGACAACACAATAGGTCGAGTTCAAAATAGAATTATAGGATTTGGTGCGGCATTCTTAGGAGGTCAAGCACTCGTTGGATTTGGTAAAAGCACTTTAGAAGCATTAAAGAACTACGAGTTTTTCTCAGCATCATTAAGAACCTTAATGGGTGGAGATGAAAAAGCCGCAGGAGTATTACAAAAGAGATTAATAGAGTTTGCAAAAGTAACACCGTTTAGCTTATTAGAAGTTCAGCAAGGTACTAAGCAATTACTTGCAATGGGAGCAAGTTTCGATCAGGTGTTGCCAGAAATGAAAATGCTTGGAGATATATCTGCAGGTTTAGCCGTTCCTATGGAGCGATTAATCTTAAACTTTGGTCAAGTAAGAGTACAAGGTAAGTTAACAGGAAGAGAGTTAAGAGACTTTAGCGTTGCTGGTGTTCCTTTATTAGAAACCTTATCCGACACGATGGGTAAAACTAAAAAAGAGTTGATCGGAATGGTTTCGGCTGGGGAGATTGGGTTTCCGGAGGTGAAAAAAGCTTTTTCTGCAATGACCGAAGAGGGTGGTAGATTTTTCAAGTTAATGGAACAACAGTCGCTAACTGTTGGTGGTCGTTTATCCAATATGGGAGATAGTTGGGAGCAACTACAAGTACAAATAGGGAAATCGCAAACAGGAATTATTAATGGTACCGTTGATTGGGTTGCTAGGGGGGTTTCAGCACTAGAGGAGTATATGTCGGCTATCAATGACCTAGAGAAAACATTTGCCGACTTTCACGCTCCGCAAGTTGGAGATGATTTTAGCTTCATACAAAAAGTAAACTCGTATTTAGCAGGAAGATCAGAGGGTGTTTTGGACGATGTTTTGTCTGGAGGATTAATCTCAAAAAGGAATGAGTTATTGTTTAGGCAAGATTTTCTATCAAGGCAGGTGACAAAAGCTGGAAGCGATGTTCCCGAACTGAACCAACTAAAAAATATCAGGGAATTAGAGCTTAAATCTCTAAACATTAGGAGAGGAAAAACAATAAAAGAGGATAAAAGGATTGAGGGGTTACTGGGTTTTCATAAATCTAATGCTGAAAGGTTAAGGAAAAAAGAAGGGAGAGAAGGTATAAGTAGCTCCGACTTCATGAAAGAAAGAGGGTTGTTGAAAAAATCAATTAATGATATTGAAGGAGCTATCACATTAGCAATGGCAGAGGGGAAAGTGACACCTCAAGAGGGAGGGGAAGATGTAGAAGGAAGAGTAGGATCTGCAGGTTTTGGAACTGGAGTTGAAATATCGGGACGTAGACCACAAGAAATAAATATAACAATAGATAGTTTAGTAGAACAGTTAAATATTGAGGCGGCAACAATAGAAGAAAGCAACGAAGAGCTAAAAGAAAAGGTGTCTCAAATATTAATTGAAGTAGTTAATGATGCAAACACAACATCAAGATAATGGCAGATTTTCAATTAAACGATCCGTTAAAACCGCAAGAAAAAGATTTTGATATTGACTTAAAAGGTCAGGCAAAATTATTAGTTTCTGCATACGGATTAGGTGCATTAAAGACTAAGCTTTATGGGGTTGATTTACCCGAATATAATAGAGCTGAAAACGAGAGAAGCGAACAAAGTGATGGAGTTGGAAGGTTCGGGCAACCAGTATTTGACACACTAACATTCTCAGGAGACAACCCAGAGGTTAATGGTTTGTCATATACGCCATTAGACGGATCACCTGAAACGATAGCTCCTCAAACGTTTCTTACTGTTCTTATAACGGTAACACAAGTTAAGAATATTGTTAAGACACCAATACAAGGAAGAAACGGAACTGTGAAAGAGTACATCTCTGATGGAGACTATTCTATTAATATAAAAGCATTACTAACAAGTGATAGAATTGATGTAGAACCAACAGAGGATAAGGAGCAGTTAATAAAATATTGCAAGGCTCCCGTAGCGATTGCGTGTTCTTCAAGGTATTTGCAGTCTTTTTTGCTCTAGTGAAACACCGTTTGAAATAGCATTAAATAATGGATAGGCTACAATCTAAAATAACATTTACAAGATATAACGACGCAGGTGTGGTTATATCCAACATTGTTATGGATTTTGTTAATGACATAATGATTGATACTAGCTTTGAAACATTAACAGATAAGGCTAGAATAACAATACCTAGAAACTTGACTTTTAATGGTAAAGCTATTGCAACGGAAACTGACAGCGTTTTCAATAGAGGTGATAGCGTTAAGATAGAGGCTGGGTACTTTCCAAATATAAGGAGGGTATTTACAGGCTATATCACAAAACCTCACTCTCAAACGCCTATAGTATTAGACTGTGAAGATGAGATGTTTCAACTAAAACAAAAGACATTTACTTTTCCATTAGAATACACAACAATAACAAAGGATAAGAATGGAGGGTTGTTAAAAACGCCTAAAAAGAGTTATAGGGAGATTGATTTGGATGAGTTGATTGACGCTATCAAGACAGCTGTAGATGTAGATTTAACAGTAAAAAATATAGCTAAAGTTGAGAGCTTAGGACATATAAGATTTTCAGATGTTACTCCAGCTCAAGCATTGGAATACTTACAAGATAATTATGGTATCTATTCTTATTTTGTTTATGATGAGGATAATGATGAGCAGATATTAAACATAGGGTTAGCTAGTGATGCTAGTGATACAAATAATGTACCTTTTGTATTTGAGGAGAGAATCATAAAAGAGAATATGGAATATGTTAAGTCAGAAGAAATGAATTTAAAAATAGTTTGCATTTCTTTTAACTCACAAACAAATGAAAAGAGTAGAAAACAGGCAGGAGCTAGTGATGGAGAAACAAGAACTTTCCACTACTTAAATTTAACTGCAGATGAATGTCAGGCACACGCAGATAATATGTTGACAGAGTGGAGGTATGACGGATATAGAGGGGATTTTGAAACGTTTGGGGAGCCTTATATCAGGCATGGAGATGTAGCCGAATTAACTAGCTTGCAGTATCCAGAGAAAGACGGCAACTACCAAGTTGTAAGCGTAGAAAGGAAGTTTGGAATGGGAGGGTATAGGCAAATTATTGAACTAGGGAGGAAAATATGAGCGCAAAAAGAGAATTAAGAGAAGGATTGAAAAACCTAAATAAGCATTTTATACCATACTCTGTATTGTGTAAGGTTGTAAATGTTGATTTAGATAACATGGTTATTGACTGTGAGTCATTGGATGAAGGAGCCAACATACTAGATGTTAAATTAATGGCGGCAAACGAGAAAGGGTTTTTAATAATTCCAAAAGAAGATAGCACTGTAGTAATATCTTTTATGTCAGAAATGACGGGTGTTGTTTCTATGTTTTCAGAGGTTGATGAAATACAGTTAAACGGAGATTCTTTCGGAGGTCTAACAAAAATAGAAGACGTAGTAACAAAGTTTAATAATTTAGAAAGTATGGTTAATACAATAATTGCGTGGGGCGCAACGGTTACGCCTGCATTGGTGGCGACACCGCTAATACCAACTGTAAAGGCAGATTTAGAAAACACAACGGTGTTGCATGGGAACGGAATTTAAATATAAATTATGGCACAACAAGACTTTAAATTAGAAAATGATTTTGACTTAGCAATTGAAAACGGCGACTTTGCTATTGTAGAAAGCGACCAAGATCACATAGCAATAATAGTAAAATCGTACTTGGGAGCCTTTAAGCAGTTTCCTTTGGTTGGCTTAGGTATTGATTATTATTTAGCTTCAAGCACAAGCGAACAAGTGTTAAAAAGAAATATGACGGTTCAATTAAATAATGATGGTTATAGGGTAGACGGCATAACAGTTCTACCAGAGCATCAATATTTTATAGATGCAATAAGAATTAAAAACGAATAAGATGGCAAAAAAAGTTGTAACAATGCGCAATAGTCAAACATCTTTTGACTTAGCTTTGCAATTATACGGGAGTATAGATAAGGTTTTCACAATACTAAATGATAACGATAATCTTGATAATATACACTCTAAAGCGGTTGGTCAAAAGATTGAGTATGAGGAACAAACGTTAAGCATAACTCAACACTTTGCAACTAACAGTATAACGTTGGTGACAGGATTCCCAACATTAGGAGAAGAAGACCCTAGCAATTGGATATTAGCAACAGGGTTTTGGAATGACGAAGGGGTTTGGGTAGATAACGATTTTTGGATAGACTAAAAAATAAGACATGGCATTACCACAAGTACAAGACAATGACTCGGGATCAGTTGCAAGGGGAAAAATAAACACTGCAATAGGTCAGGTAGACGCAAACGCTACAAGTATAGTATCTAAGGCAGATACGATTAAATCTGTTTACGATTGGGCTATAGGTTTATTTCAAGATATTTTAATTAGCGGAACCAATATAAAAACGGTAAACGGGACTACGCTTCTTGGGGCTGGAGATTTATCGGTTGCATTCTCTACTTTAGGTGTGATTTATGTAGATACAGACGGAGATAACGGAACTGGCGATGTTAGTAACCCTGCTAAACCATTCGCCACAATAGAGTATGTACTTGCAAATGTAACCAATACAGGAATTATTACAGGAGGTACAAATTCAAACAAAACTATTGACGGGATAAGCGACGCAGATAATGCTAATTTGGTTGTTGGGCAATATTTATCTCATGCAGATTTACCACAAGATACTAAAATAGTATCTAAAGGCGATGAAGGTTCAGATGCAAATACAATTACAATTACACATACAGCAACAGGAACAACGGCTGCAACTTCAATAACTTGGGTTACTCCCTATTTAATCAAAACAACAGGTGTTATTACTTGGGCTTCTAATTGGGAAAAGGACGGGTTTTATTATGATTTTGGAATATCTGAAATATTTTTTAGTGGAACAGTTTTTAACGCATCCACTACAAGAGTAACACCTGTAAATGTGATAGGGGGTTATTGGAATGGAACAACTACAAGTTCTGTTTTTTATAATTATAGTTTTTCGGGTGCGTCTAGCCATGATGGGGTTTTTAACCTAAAAAAATACAATTCAATTGGTACAGGTGTTCAATTTGACAGTTACAGTACAAGTAGTTCGTATCCTGCATTTAATAATCTAACAATAAACACTGAGTTAGGGTTTTATTGTTCATTCGGAAGTATCGCAGAAATATCGGCAAATAATGCAGAGTTTAACGGTTATAAATATGGGTTATTAGGAGGAATAGATTTAACTCTTAACTCTATGATATATACGTCAAAAGGTAGATTAGAGACACCTGCTGCTATTATCGCAATAGATGTAGCAACAGCCCCCACTGTAACGGCAACCATAAACGATAATATAAAAGGTAGTGTAATAGCAAACGGAACAGGAAACTATACTTTTAACGGAACTGTTGAAGGCGCAACAATCGCTGCGGGGAATAATCTTTACCCAGTAGTTTCGTTTAATGGAATAATAAAAAACCAATCAACTATAACTATTACAGGGAATGCTTATTTTAAAGGTGGGTGGAGTCTTCCTGCATGGAATCACTCAACTGGCACATTAACTGTAGAGTCTGCTAATGGGACGTTTAATACAAGCGGAGGGGTTTGCATTATTAACGGTGTGCATAGGATTGATTTTCCACTTATTATAAATTGTACAGGTGGAGAAGTTATTTTAAATGGTAATAGTAGAAGAACAACCGCACTTTCTTCTAATACTAACTTAACTATTGGCGTTAATGGTTCGGTTGTTATTAATGGTCATTACGCATTTCAACCTGGTGGTAATACTGACGGAAAACTAACTGTTTCTTCGGGTGCTGTTTTATATTATGATAGAAGTGGCGGCTCTGCTTCTGTTGTAACTGGTGTATTAGAGATATTTGGAACGGTGTTTCTACAACGTTCTTACCCTACCGAATTAAACATAAACGTTACACCTACCATAAAAGTAACAACAGGTACTATTATTGTTAATGGTGGCAAGTTAGAATGTCTGAAAGCGGATAGCAATTCGGGTTTGATTATGAAGAAAGGTGTTGGTGGGAAGGTTATTTTAAAAGGTCAATGTTATTTGAAAGCAATTAACGGACTAGCTCCAATACAGATTCTAGATAATACAAGTACATCTCAAGATATATTTGATTTTTCAATGATTGGAAATGGTGCTGTTGGTTTTAGGTTAGCAGATACTTTTACAGATGTAACATACGGGACGGCATACGCTCCTAATTTGCTGGTTGGTGGTTTAATTCAAGAAGACATAACATATATAGATTAAAATGATAGAGGTAATAAGATTAATATATAGAGCAAGTGACGGAGCATTTATGATAATTCCGTCAGAAGGTAGTACCGATATAAGATTTGAAAAAGACTTATCAAGTGCCAATAAAACTAAATTCAACACATTAAAAACATACTGCGAAAACTTGCTTGAAGAAGGGTACGATTTAGACGGTATCGTTTGCGATAGCGAAGTTTTAAACGCTGAATACAAAGAAGGAGACACAAAGGTTAAAACAGCTTTAGAATTAACAGAAAGTGGAGATATTGACAAATTAACAAGTGTGTTAGTTTTCTGTAAAACATTAATAAACGAATAGTAATGCCACACAAAATAATTTGTTTTTTTCTGTTTAAAAAATACTAAAAATGGATCTTCCAAACTATAACGACTTAAAAGGTAAAGAGTCTAAGCAACTTTTATTTGATTTGGCTGTTGACTATAGAAGGTTGAGACATGGTTTTGATGATGTACACAAAAAGATCGAC